GCGGGTTATGAGCCCGCCACCCGGCATTTCTGCCTAAGTGCCACATTAGACTCCCAGTCTGATGTCTCAGACTTCCACTGACTTTAGGGTGCCAGAAACCCTTGAGCTTGGAAGGTGGCCGCTTATAGCGACTAGTCCGTGACGTTGCAGTTTACTGCAAGCAGAGAAGACTAGGAGGTCTGAAGACCACCTCAGTATCGCTACTTGCCCTACCTACTCCGGGGATCAAGAGAGGAGTACCCACGAAAGTGGGACTTCACCGCCAGAGGCATGAACGAGATCCCTGAAGAGCTCATTAGCTCTTCAGGCAACTAGAGCGTAAGTCCAAAGGACTCCGCAAGGAGTACGGTCGGAAATGATAACCGATCGCAGACCTCTAGGGAACTGTACACCACATATACTTGTTTAGGAAACCTTCTGGAGCCACTCACAATGGGCCTCTGACACTCCAACGGTGTTAAACCTATTGAAGAGAGCTTCCGAAACTCACCTAAGCTTGTGTATCATCCTTCAAAAGAGTGGAGGGTGTACACGCTGTCGATCAGTGAAAATCGGCTATGGTAGAAGATTGGGATAGTCTACAAAGGCTTGAAACCTCTTCTCGCGAAAAGGTCGGTGCCTTGCCTACCTCCCCGTGACCTGAAAGCCACGGGAGAGAGGGTTCGCTCCAACACTAGTAATCAATAATGCTATTTATCGTTATTCCGAGACTAAGTCTCAAAACAAGCAATAAAAGCTTCTTTCATACTAGCGTATCCCTTCGCCAAACTCCTAACCATCCTTTGTACAAAACATTGGATTGGAGCCGAGTTAACGGCGGGGAGTTTGCGGTAGTGGATCCTATGGATTCGCACGCAATTTTATACCTCTCCGAACGAGCTTACCAGGTTCAAGTACGAGTGAGTATGTCACAAGACTCTAAGCTTGTAGTCCTTGCCCGGCCCGGGGATCTTCCAGAAGTTTCCGACAATTTCAGTTCCAGTTCCGACCATCAAAACTCCCCCCACAAAGAAAGATCTTTATGGAGAAAGATTCTCAGCTGGTCGACTTCTAAGATTAGAAGTCATGCCGTAATTGATGAAAGAGGAAGAGCGATGGTAATGCCAACAGCCGAAAAGCTGTTGACCCTCATACCCTTCTGGGGCTTAAATGCCTCATACTGGGCTGGGGGGCCACTCGCACCTTCACCAGCTTTCAGAAGAGCAATGTTTCAGTTTGCTCGGTCTTTAGTAGTTATCCTACAAACCCAAGGAAAGAAGGCTCTCATCTTAAAGATGAAGAACGCTTACTTTCTCTTGAAGCGCTATTTAGCGCGACAAGAGGGTCGGGATCCATGGCTTCTCGGCCATCCGGTTGGACTAACTAGGGGTGGGATCCCAAGAATAATCCCTCTCATCCTACGTAGACGGATAGCTGGCGGCGATGCCGCTGCAATCCGAATCGTGAGTACTATACTGTTGGGCTATAAAGCCTTTGACGGTCCGCATGAGTTCCAAACTTTGGAAAACATAACGGGAAGTCATCCAGTTTTAGATCCCCAAACTCTCAATGAGTTTGAAGTGTTCTGTAAAGAGCACTTTTGGAATATTATCTCACGCTACGCGGGTGTTAAGTGGAATGCCTTGAAATCTCCATCCTTCGTTCCGTCCGTGCGGGAACCGACGTTCGTACCATTACGTGCCGGCCCAAATCATAAATCCGGTTTCTTGGGTGCTCCTCTCGACGCTTTAGCGTGGGATAAGCAAACAAATAACTGGTTAATGAAATGGGTTGAACACGTAAAGGATAATAGAACACAGGAGCTGTACTGTAAAGTACTGTCTCTGTCACAAGGCCTTCTTAGAAGGTATCGTGAAAAACCATTGCACCTAGGCAAGATTGGGCTTCTGCCCGAACCTGCCGGTAAGGTGCGGACGATTGCAATCGTCGACTACTGGACACAGCGTGTGATGAAACCGGTACACGACTGGATGATGAAAATCCTCCAGACGCTACCGTCCGATGCCACTTTCTCACAAGAAGAGAGACTCCGAGAGTACGCAGCCAATGGCTACGTGCCCGAGGATGCCTTTTCTCTTGAGGGAGATAGACTTCGTGATTATGCGGCCTTAGGCTGCAAAAAGCACTGGTCTATTGACCTGAAATCTGCCACGGATATGATTCCGTTACAGATCTATGAGATCGTGTTCAAAGGTATATTGCCCGCTACTACGGTGGATCTCTGGTTGTGTCTATTGTCTGAACGCTTCTTTCATGTCCCTAAGCCGAGAAAGAGATTTACCGAAGACGGTAAACCTACTAGCTTAGCCCATGGTAGCATGCTCGGAAAAGATGTGGTATATAATCGTGGACAACCAATGGGGACTCTGTCCTCATGGCCATCCATGGCTATTGTACACCATGCCCTTGAGTTGTTTTCAGCTCAAAAGGCAGGGGTAAATCCATATACTTTTACCGATTATCGAATCTTAGGAGACGATAATGTTACTGGGAATGAAGGAGTTGCGAACGCCTACAAAGAGGTAACTCGACTACTTTGTATTCCAATTTCTAAAGCTAAAACCCTTGAGGGTGAACTCTTTGAGTTTGCTTCCCAAGTATATTGGAAAGGTGTAAACATCTCAGCCCTCTCGTTAAGAGAGGAACTGGGAATCAGCTCCTTTTCACAACGTCTGGAGATGGCTCTTAGAGCCGTCCGAAGAGGTTGGGCTGAACGAGATGGACATACACCTGTAGCTCGATTCCTTAGATTATTACTCGATTGGAGATCTTATAAAAGATCGACAAAAGAGTTTTCTAAGGGGAAGTTGGGTATCCTTGCCCAAACCGCCTTGGTTTCTGCTTTCGGGACTGCCGGCCGCGTTCTACGCAGCCTTGGTCTCGAAGCGATCGGGTGTAAGCCTTTCTTGCTAGCTTTTGCTAACAAGGCTGAGGCGTTAGCCGATCACCGAGTTGGCTTGGGTAACGAGCTGAGCTCGTTACTTAAGGAGGTCGAGGTTGGACTAGCCATACGGACCGTGTCTTCGACACGCCGTTTAGCTGTCGAACTTATCGACTCTATGTGGATGTCCTCATCCTATTTCCAAGAGTGGAAACTAGGTCTCGAGGATACGGGTTTCTTGCCTCGGTCATACAGGAAGGGTCCTGTACGGCCGATCCTGAACCTGCCTGTTAAGGCAGATGCGGGATTACAGCTAGAAATTCCGGCTTTGGGATTTTGGTGGCCCACCCGGTTTGAAGATGAGAAGACACAGGCGCTTCGAGCCGAGGCCCTGGATTACATCTCTACGTACCACAAGGCCCTATGGCTAGTTATATATGATGCCTACTACCCCATCTTTGGTGTTTCAACAATCGAGGCCGGAATTTCCGACTACGACTATTTGGACGCCGAGGATGACGGTATGGGGATGACTTTCCAGTCGTCCCCGAGCGAGACAACATTCTCGTCGGGCATATGTACGGCAACACCTAGGGTGGTCAGCGACGTCAAATCAGTCCTTGCTAAGATTGATCAAATCAACCAAAAGTTGATAGACCTTTCTCCAACAGAGGTCTCCACTGAGTGGAGTACCACTGTGTGGGCAGAGGTAGATTCTTGCCTAGACTTGGTGGCTAAGCTATCACGTTTCCCTTCTTTCCTTTCTCTCGAGGAGTTCGCTCCCGAACGAGCCGTTCGGAAAATCGACCTTCTCAGAGAGTGGGGGCGGAAAGTTAACGCTGTGCGTTCAATTATGAACGTATGGCCGATTGAATGTGATCTTGCTCCGTCAAAGGAAGCAGGTGAATCAACTACCCAGCCAGGGTATGTTGAGGAACTAGTTGGGGATCTCCCCAACGCGTTCCCGGTAACGGCAAAAAACAGCAATGCTGCTCTTGCTATAAAAGAGATGGG